TTTTTTCAAGCAGAAGACGGCATACGAGATCGTGATGTGACTGGAGTTCAGACGTGTGCTCTTCCGATCTCCTTCCTTTACAGTTTTACCGCTTTTCAAGTTTTATATGGTTAGGTGACTCTTAATTTAGAAAGAAGGTGATAAGATGCCACAACCAGCAAAAAGCGCAAAACTTCAGCTACTGCAAAAGAATCCAAACAAAAAGAATGTGAAAGATCTCAAAAAAAGAGCTGAAGCAGAAGAACGTCTACAGATGAAGAGCGACAATATCCGAGCCCCAGAGTGGTTAAACGAGACCGCTGTGAGGGCTTTTAATTTTCTTAAAGATGAACTACTGGAAATTGAGTTGATTACAAACGGTGATGTTTACCCATTAGCGATGTATTGCTACTGGTATGCAGAACACATGAATCTTCAAGCTCAGGCAGCATTGACGCAAGCAGAAAATCCTGAAGCAATTGGAAACCCATTGATCAAACAGCTGGATACATGTTCCAAAAATATGCGTTCATTCGGTAGTGACCTAGGCTTATCGCCTTCTGCAAGAGCGAAACTTGCTATTAAGTTGTCACAGGATGACGGTGATGACGAATGGACTTAATGTCTCTTTCGTATTCAGAGCTTGAAAAGTGGTGGGAGAATTACAAAGAAGAGCAATCTTCTTGGGGCGGTCTACTATTAGAACCATATCCTGAGTTGCTCACTACTTGGTATGCAGAACGTTTGATTGATGGTTCTATACTTGCTAGTAAAGAAAATATTCTCGCTGCTAAACGCCATATGATGGATTTGGAACGCCAAGGTACAGAAGATTTTCCGTGGATCTTTGATGAAGATGCTGGTCACAGACCTATTCGATTCATCGAAGAAAACTGCCGTCCGACCGAAGGTGATTTTGATCGATTCATATTGCAACCTTGGCAGCATTTCATAATTGGGTCGATGTTCGGTTGGGTTCACAAGGATACAGGTGTTCGGCGTTTTCGTGAAGCATTAACTTTCGTTGGTCGGAAGAACGGGAAAACGTCACTGATTTCGGGTCTATCAGCCTATATGCTTGGATATGATCATGAACAAGGCGCAAATGTATATGTTTTAGCCAACGCGAAAGACCAAGCTTCCATATTGTTTGATAAAACAAAGGAGATGGTAAAGCAGTCACCGCGACTAGACAAAAAATACAAATCACAACGGTCTGTGATTAAAGACGAAACCACATTTTCAAAGATGGAAGCTAGAGCATCTGACAGCAAAAAGTTGGATGGATTGAATACTCATTTTGCAATATTTGATGAAATCCACGAGTTTATTAATTTCAAACTGATTAACGTTATTAAGAAATCACGCGGAACTAGACGTCAACCATTGATTACCTATATCACAACAGCTGGTTATGTTCTAGATGGACCACTAATGCAATACTATGACAATGCACTCGATTGTTTAGAGCATCTTGAGGATGGGCTAGATGAACGAGTGTTTTACTTTATAGCAAAACTAGATGATGTTTCAGAAGCTGACGATCCAAGAAATTGGATTAAAGCCAATCCGAACATCGGTTTAATGTCATTTGTAGATCTTGTTACTGATTGGAAGACAGAACGAAACAGTCCTCAAGAACGGGCAGACTGGATCACTAAACAGTTCAATCTTTTTTCCGATATCGATGAATTATCATTCTTAGATATGCAGACGATCAATAGGAATAATAAAGAGATTGATTGGGAAATAATGAAAGAGCAAGAATGCATTGCTGGTTATGATTTATCAGAAACGCAGGATTTTACATCTGCAAATTTAGAATTTCCGATTTATGAAACTGGTGAAATTGCAGTTCTTGAACATAGTTGGATATCGCAGGAAAGGTACAACAATGATAACAACAAGCAAAGATTAGATGCTTGGATAAAATCAGGAGATTTGACTGTCACACCAGGTAACTATGTGGATTATCAGTTTGTATTTGATTGGTTTGTTGAACAATCAAAAGAATTCAAAATTTTGAAAGTCAGATATGATCGTAGAAATAGTCTAATACTGAACCAACAAATGATTGATTATGGTTTTGTAATGGAAGAAGCAATCCAAGGATTTACAACTTTAGGAGGTCCAATGAAGGACCTCAAAGAACGTTTTTTAGATGGAAAAGTAATATATAACAGGCAAAAGATATTCAGATGGTATTTATCTAATGTGAAGCTAGTTCAGGATAGAAACAATAACTGGATGCCAACTAAGCAATCAAAAAATCGGAAAATCGATGGTTTTGCTGCACTGTTGAACAGCCACGTAAGTGTGGTAGAAATGTTTGCAAGTAAATCAAAACAAACTGCGAATGTTGGTTTTATTAGTATCAGAGAAATGATGAAGGGAGGGTAGAAATGAATATAGTTCAAAGAGCAATAAACAGAGTAACTCCAAAATTCATCAAACAATCAGTCATTAAGAACTATCAAACTAATAGCAGTTTCAAGCAGTGGTTCGGGAGAACTTTTTTTGGAATAGAAAACTCTACACTTGAAACCAACGAGAATATTTTTTCAGTAGTTTCAAGACTCAGCAATACACTTTCTAGCTTGCCGTTTAAGAAATATCTGAACTATGATCAGCAATTTGATGAAGAAATGGACAGACTAGTTTATTACCCCAATAAAAATCAAACACTCGATCAGATCATCAATGTATTAGAAGTTAGCAGGGATACAAATGGTAATGGCTATGCATTGATAATGAGAGATGTTCGAGGTCAGCTGGATATGTTAGTACCATTCAACCCAAATTATGTTGAACCAGTTCTTGAACAAAACAGTAATGAGCTTTGGTATGTGGTGAACAACGATGGAAAAACATATTACTTTCACAATTCAGATGTTATACACGTCAGACACATTGCAGGCAATGGTAATTGGAAAGGTATAAGCCCAATTGCAGTTTTGAAAAACTCTAATGATTTCGATAAAGCAGTTAGAGAATTTTCTTTAAAGGAAATGCAATCTCTTAGAGATTCATTCATTTTGACCTATGCAAGTAATGTTGATGAAAAAAAAAGAGCAGCTGTTGTAGAGGGTTTCAGAAGATTTTATGAGGAGAATGGCGGAGTTCTTTTTCAAGAACCAGGGGTAACAATTGACGAAATGGAACGTAACTTTGTTGCAACAGACATGCAAATTACCGAAGGTATAACACGTGATCGGATTGCGAATGTATACAATGTTCCGAGCATATTCCTCAATTCGGATAGTAGTAGTTTTTCATCAAATGAACAACTTATGCAGTTGTTTGTAAACATGACGCTCACTCCAATCGTTAAGCAGTACGAGCGAGAGTTTAACAAGAAAATCCTACGAAAAGAGGAGCGAGTAAAAGGATATTACTTTAAGTTCAATATGATGGGCCTCTTACGTGGAGATAGTGATGCTAGACAGAAATTCTATCATGGTGGTATTCGTGATGGATGGATGGCTCCAGACGAAGCGCGGATGCTTGAAGAAATGCCACCACGGGGAGGAAAAGCATCTGAATTGTGGATCTCAGGAGATATGTATCCGCAAGATATGGACCCTGCACTTAGAAAATCGAATAAAACAGGTACTCAAGACGTAATCAAGAAAGATTAGGTCTTTTTATTTTACCTTGAAAGGAGGGTTGAGATGAAAAAATTTTGGGAAGTAAAACAATCGGCTAACAAAGAGGAAGCCGATATTTATATTTTCGGTGAAATAGTTTCTTACAAATGGGATGACGCGGATACAACAGCGGCTAGTTTCCAAAAAGACTTAAAGGAACTGGGAGAGGTAAATCAAATCAATCTACACATTAATTCTCCTGGAGGATCAGTCTTTGAAGGTATTGCGATTGGGAACATGCTGAAACAGCATAAAGCTCATGTTACAGCTCACGTAGATGCGCTGGCTGCTTCTATTGCTAGTGTGATTGTAGCCAGCTGTGACAAGGTCGTTATGCCTGAAAACAGCATGTTGATGATTCATAATCCTTGGACTTTCTCAATGGGGAATGCAAAAGAGTTACGTAAGCAAGCAGATGATTTAGATAAAATCGCTGAATCTTCTGTCGTCACATATCTATCTAAGGCTAGCGACAAACTATCTGAGGAAAAAATCAAACAAATAATGGATGAGGAAACGTGGTTATCCGCTGCTGAAGCGTATGAGTACGGTCTTTGTGATGCAGTCGAATCCGCAAATCAGATGGCAGCTTCAATCAGCAAAAAACTTTTTGAAGCTTATCAAAACGTACCGACTAAGTTGTTACAACCTGTTCAAAAAGAACGAATCACTGAAGAGCAACGGAAGCAAATCGTTAAACAAGCACAGCAAGACAAAGCCTATATTGGCGATATTCTAGGAGGATTATAATTTATGAAAACAATTTTCGAATTAAAACAGGATATGACTACGATTGGTAATCAAATCCAAAAAACTAAGGATGAAATTTCACAGAAAGCAGCAGACCCAGCGGTGAGTGTTGATGATTTAAATCAATTAAACAAAACGTCTGCTGATTTGCAACAACGCTTTGACATTATCAAAGCTCAACATGATCAAATGGAAGCAGAACAAAAGGCTAGCTTGTCTAAACAAACCTTTTCAACAGCTGAAAATATTGAACAAAAGAAAATTGACGCTAAAGCGGAATTAATTCGCAAAACAATGGCTAAAGAAGCAGTACCAGTAGATGTTTATCAAGTTTTAGGTGATGAAGATACTACGAAAGGGAATAAATTCCTTCCTAAAACTGTGGCAAATGACATTATTTCTGAACCTACTGTAAAAAATCCACTACGCGAAGTTTCAACAGTAACAAACATTCCTAACTTGGAAATTCCAAAAGTTACTTTCACTTTGGATGATGACGACTTTATCGCGGATAAAGAAACAGCGAAAGAATTAGAGGCAAAAGGAGACACTGTTTCGTTTACACGACACAAATTCAAAGTGTTCACTGGAATTTCTGAAACAGTTTTATTGGGAACCAATACTAATTTAGTTTCCACTGTAGAGTCTAACTTGCAATCTGGTGTTGCGGCAAAAGAACGCAAAGTAGCATTTGCAGAAACACCAAAAACTGGTGAAGAACATATGAGTTTCTATGATAAAACAGTAGTTAACATTAAAGAAGTTACTGGTGCTGATATGTATGAAGCAATCACAGAAGCAGTAGCTGATTTACACGAAGACTATCGTGAAAATGCAAAAATCATGATGCGCTTTACTGATTACTTGAAGATTATCAAAACATTAGCGAATGGCAGTGCTACTCTATACACTGCGCAACCGGAACAAGTTTTAGGGAAGCCAGTTATCTTTACTGACGCTGCAGTGACTCCAGTTGTTGGCGATTTCTCATATTCTCATTTCAACTATGATATTGGTGCAACGTATGAACAAGATAAAGATGTAAAAACAGGTATCAACTTGTTCGTAGTGACTGCATGGTTCGATCACCAAATTAAACTAGCGTCTGCTTTCCGATTAGCAAAAAAAGCGTAGCCCCGGCAGTCGTCGGGAATGTGACCCCGACTGTAGATGGGGCATTGATTGATTTGAGTTAGGCGGTGATTAGATGATTCTAGACCCGAAAAAAGAAGAGGATTTAGAAGAAATAAAAGCTGCAATTCGTGAAGATTACACTGATGATGATATCGGAGTACAACGGTCTGTGATGTCTGCAATTGCATATATTAAGGGTGCTATCGGAAACGAGAAGCCCTCTTTCTATCTGCAGAATAATGAGACGATTGATTTGATCAATCTAGCAATTCTATTATTAACCGACCACTACTATCATGCAGGATCAGCAACGATAGAGTCTCAAACACAAAATGGTGCTCTTCGAGAATATGATCTAGGATTTAACTCTATGTTACTTCAACTAAAGGCAAGTTACCTCGCATATAAAGAAGGTGACGGTGATGAGGAAAAGTAGAACAGGAAAACTAAATACAAAAATTGTATTTTGGCAGTACCAACCTAATAGTGGGCCTGAACCAGGTGAAAAAGAAAAGAAAATTCTATATAAAGCTCGGGCTGAAATTTATGATCCATCTATGAAAGATTTAGAAATATTGAATGGTAAAGGTACTAAGAAAGCTTTAACAATAGTCATACGGGATCCACGAGGAAAGTATGTTCCTACGAACAAACATTTTGTAGAAATCTTAGATTATCGATTGGGTGAACGTTGGAACATTATGGACGTTAGACAGGATATTTCTGAAAATCGTTTCCTTACTATCGTATTGGGAGCGACTAACGATGAGTAACGTTCAATTTCAAGGTGTAACCGAAACTATTCAAGCTTTGGAGAAAAAACTAGGAACTAAAAAAATCCGGAAAGTTACTCGAGATGCAATCGATGAAGGTGCATCAGATGTCGAAGAGCAATTAAAATGGGCATTGCTAACCTTTAAAGATACTGGTGCGACTGTTGACGAAGTTGTTAGGTCGCTTGCTTCTTATAAAAATTATAATGCAGAAGCTGAAATTGGGTGGAATGGGCCCAAACAACGTTATCGTTTAATTCACTTGAATGAATGGGGCTACACACGGAATGGTCGGCAAATCAAACCACGTGGGTTTGGAGTAATCACGAAATCCTTAAAATCTTCTGAAAAGATATACTTAAATGCTGTTGCTAGGGAGCTGAGGAATAAACTATGAAAGACATTTTAGTGATAATTTATGAGTCTCTAATTTCGAACGAATACATCCACGATATGACCTATAACAGTGATTCGGAAGAATATCGTATAAAGTATTACCAACAACCAGAAACAGCCGATAAATCAGGAGCATTCATTACGATTAGACCAGTTGATGTTCCAAACGAGGCTTATCATGGAAGCGATAAAGAACTTTCTATTGAACACTTAATACAAATTGATGTTGAATCTAAGTACAGAGCGACATGCAAACAAATCCAATACGAGATAAAAAAGGAAATGAAGAAGCTAGGTTTTGGTCAAGTATCTGGACAGGGATTAGATGAATACTTTTCCGAGACAAATCGTTATGTAGATGCCCGTCGATATGATGGGAATACAAGAATTTATGACACACATTATTAAAACAGAATAACAGGAATCAAGACACGAAAATTCGTGTCTTTTTTTGTTGTCAAAAATTTAGAAAGAGAGTGATTATATTGACACTTGTAGGATTTAAAAAAATGACAATCGGAGTTTTCGATGAAAACGGGAAAATTCCAGCGGCAAATTTAATTGTAATTGAAGGAAAGCAAGACAAAGGAGCTACTGTATCGGCTGAAATCAGTGGGTTATCAAAAGAAGCATCTAAAGTATATGGTTCGAATGTTCCATATTATATTTCTCAAAAAGGTACGGGCGATATCTCAGCAAACTTCGGCTTATTAGATTTACCTGATGGTGCAAATGACAAGATTTTGGGCTATAAAGTCGACGAGACAAACGGATTTAGCTTCTTAGGCGAAGATACTGAACCGCCATATTGTGCCGTGCTAATGGAATCAGAAGATTTAAACGGTGAAACTGCTATGCTTGGTTTGTTTAAAGGCAAATTTAGCCGTGAAGCTATTAATTTTAATACAACGACTAACGAAGCATTCGAACCTGAAGCAGAGGAATATGTATTTTCTGCGATTGCTAATGATGTCGAAGGGGAAGCAAAAGGACAATCACTTGTTAAATTTAGTGGTGATGATGAATCAAAAATTACTGCGCTAAAAGCATTGGTTTTCCCAGCGGGGGAGTAACAAGCCCAGTCGTTGGAGCAGTTACCCCAACGACAACAGGGGCAACAGTCGCATTGAGTTAGGAGAATGAATATGGTAGATACATTTAAAATTTACAAAAAAGATGGAACAAAAGTCGCTGAAGGGGCAAGTCCTCTCTCTATTACAGGAGTAGCTGCTGAAACTACTGTAGCTAAAGGTGATTATCAAGCTGTGCGAGTGATTAATGATGTTGAATCCAAAAAAGTGGATATTCCTGCATTTACAACATTGGCTGAGCAAGGAATGGAAACATCTGGTTTTAATCCTGAAGGAGATACAAAGCCAACAAATGCTAATACCGTCGAAGAAATAAAATCATGGTTGACAGCGCATGACATTGATTTTTCAGGAAAGACGCTTAAATCAGATTTACTCGCGTTAGTACCAGCATAGTTTTTAGAGGACTGTAATGGTCCTCTTTTTTATTTGAAAACAATAGGAGGAAATGATAGATGGCACAAGTTCGAATCGAATTAAAAAATAAAAATGGTAAGAAGGAAGTTTTTGAAAAACTAGAAACTACAGGTAAAGATTACCGATTAGCTTTACAAACAATTAAGAAATTAAACGCAGAAAAAATCATGATCTGGGATCAATTAGATATTTACTTAGCTTTTGCAGTTGAAATCTTTAAGGCTGACAAATTAACTTCAGATCAAATTTTGGAAGGCTTGCCTTCTGAAAAAACACGTGAAACTTTGGACGATTTATTAGGACAAGTAATGGGAATTGAAGATGATCCTGACCCAGATGCAAAAAAGTAACTCCTGAAGAAGCAGAAGAAATGTATCTGGATTTGTGCAGAGAATTAACGAAACAAGGATGGTCTCTTTCAGATATTGAAAATAACTCTTTTGATACTTTGATCGAAATAGCCTGTGTAAGTCCGAAAAAAGAGAAACAAGAAGAAGTCGATCTAAAAGACTTCGTCAAATCCATTTAGGAAAGGAGGAAAACTATGGCAAACGGAAAACCATTAGGTAATATGAAGGTTATCTTAGACCTAGACAGTTCTGCCTTTTCTAAAGGGCTCAATGGAGCAAAAAAAAGCGTAGCTTACAATATGAAAGCCATGCAATCACAGATGAAAGTAATGAATTCATCAGGTGATAAATTAGGCGCTTTACAAACAAAATATGACGGCCTTAGCAAAACACTTAGTTCAAACGAAAAGTACATGGGCAAGTTAAAGGAACAATATGATAAGAGCTTCGATGCGAATGGCAAGGCAACTACTGCTACTGCCAAGTATGCTAACGAACTGAACCAAGCGATTGCTAAATCTGCTAGCTTTGAAGCACAAATGAAAACTACAGTGGGTCAGATGGCACGTGTAAAAGTTGAGACTGAAGGTATTACTGGAAAACTTAAAACTCAATCTGAGCAATGGATAAAATCTGGTAAGAAAATTGAAAACTTCGGTCAAAAATTATCTGGTGTGGGCACAGCTATGACTGTTGGAGTCACTGCCCCTCTACTGGCTGGATCGGCAGCAGTTACAAAGGCGGCTATCTCATGGGAATCAGATTTTGCAGGTGTAAAAAAGACGAATGATGAAGTCGTGGATTCGAATGGAAACGTGACATACTCATATGCTGATTTAGAGTCAGGTCTTCGAGATTTAGCTAAGCAGTTACCATCTAGTCATTCTGAAATTGCTAAAGTTGCTGAAGCAGCCGGACAGTTAGGGATTAAAACTCAAAATGTAAAATCATTTACTAAAACGATGATCGATTTAGGCGAGTCAACGAACATGTCTGCTGAAAGTGCAGCAACTTCGTTGGCTCGTTTTGCTAATATTACTCAAATGAGTCAGAAAGATTTTGACAAACTTGGCTCAGCGATAGTTGACTTAGGGAATAACTATGCAACAACCGAATCCGAAATTACAGAGATGGCTTTGAGAATTGCCGGTGCAGGTAAGCAAGTTGGAATGAGTCAAGGTGATATTCTCGGGTTTGCAACTGCGTTGAGTTCTGTTGGTGTTGAGGCTGAAGCGGGCGGTTCTGCTATATCCAAGGTCATGGTTCAAATGCAACTAGCTGTTGAAAAAGGAACAGGAGCATTCGGAGAACTAGAAGAAAGAGCTAATAGTGCTGGTTATTCAATTGGAGAAGTTGGTCAAGCAGTAGTAAACGGCGGAAAGCCCCTTAAATCAATGGCTGAAGCGTTAGGAATGAATAGTTCCTCATTGAAGAAAATGTATAAGGAAGCTGATAAGTCTAAAACGTCGTTAGAGAATTTCGCAAGCGTAGCAGGCATTTCAAATGATCAGTTCTCAAAATTGTTTAAAGATGATCCTTCTAAGGCAATAATGAAATTTATCGAAGGGCTTGCGAATGCTGAAAAGCAAGGTACGTCAGCAATCAAGATGTTGGACGACATGGACATCAAAGAAGTGCGACTTAGGGATAGTTTGCTTCGTGCAGCTAATGCCAGTGGAGTATTTGATAGTGCAATTAAGACAGGGAATAAGGCTTGGAAAGAAAACTCTGCATTAACTGAAGAAGCTAACAAGCGATACGAAACAACAGAATCCAAACTTAAGATGCTAAAAAATGAAGCTGTTGATGCAGCTATCGATCTAGGGGGGCCTTTTGTAGATGCATTGAGAGATGGCTTGAAGGCGTCAAAACCTCTGATCAAGGGATTAGGTGACATAGCAAAAGGATTCTCAAATCTAAGCAAAGATCAGCAAACTAATATTTTGAAGTGGGTTGGTTTAGCCGCAGCCACAGGGCCAACGTTGAAACTACTTGGCGGTGGTATTTCAGTCATTGGTAAGACAAAAACTGCTGTTGGCAAACTTAGTGGGAGCATTGTTGAATTAACCGCAAAAGCTGCTGAGAAAAAGGCCATGGCAAGTTTTTCAAGCGGGGTAATATTAGCAGGTGATTCGGCAAGTAAAGTAGCACCCAAAATTGGCGCCGCTAGCGCTCAAATCTCTGGTTTAGGTACTGTTGCGTCAGGTGCTGCAGGAACAAGTGGAATTGGAGCTGTAACTGGCGCATTAGGAGCATTATCACCGGTTCTTATTGGAATAGCTGGTGTAGGTGGAGCTCTTGCGCTTGGTTATGGAGCATGGAAACTATTCGGCGAAGAAGCATGGAACTCTGGTCAACGGGTGAAACAATGGGGAACCGATGTAGGAGCAGAGACCGATAAAGTCTTAGATAAGGTGCAAACAAACACAGAAAAAGCTAGCGGCCAGTTTGGATTGATGGAGCAAGGATTCGCAACGAATTCTGGTTCAATGGTCACGAACTTTGAAAAGATTGGCCAGACGGTTGAACAAAGTTTGATTAATAAAATTGAAGGTTTAGACAAACTAATCAAAGAGTTACCTGCATCCGTTGATTCGTCAATGAAAGATATGCTTATTGAGCATAAAACAGACGCTGAGAATGCTTTGAAAATAGTTCAGGAGAACACTGACCGAATATCTGAGATCAAGAAAAATGCTTCAAATAATGATCGTGAACTTAGTGTAAATGAAGCAAAAATAATTCGAGATTTAGCTGAAAACACTACTAGGGCTTATGTGGAAACGTTAGACGTGACATCCAAAGAAAAGAAGAAAATCTTAGCTGCAATGAACGGAGATGTCTCGAAAGCATCTGAAGAAGAAGCAAAGCTGTGGTTGCAATCACTAGGGAAACAACGTGCAGCCGCACAACAGCATGCTCAAAAAGGTAGAGAAGAAAAAGAAAAGTATCTGAAAGACTTAGGATATAATCTCGATGGTGAGTTTGCTCAAAAATTTCTAGCTGCTTGGGACGAAATCAATAAAACTACAACTGATGGTTTTGATGCTCAGATTGCTACGATTGCACAAAAATATCCGGACTTAGCTAAAGAAGTTTACTTTGGCAATGGTCAATTGATTAGTAGTATGGGCGAAGCTGGAACCGAAGCAATTAAGATGAACGATGAAATCTTAGCAAGCGCAACAAGCATGGCAAATCAAGTAGCTGAAAACGCTAAGAAAAATGCTGAAAAGCTTTCTTGGACAGCGAATGAGTCTAGTAAAGAAGGTAAGAAGTCAGCTCAGATTTGGAACTCTCTTGTATTTGACGAGAAGACTGGTGAAGTTAAAACAAATGCTCGTGAAGAGGTTATCGAAGCAACAAAGGATTCTAAAACTTGGAATGATCTTCGCTTTGTCCTTCATGACGCAAAACTGAACTCAAATGCAAAACTAATTGTTGGAGAAGCTGCAATCGCTAATGGTTGGTGGGATGGAATGGCATGGGAAGATAAACAAGCTATTCTAGAAGATAAATTCTCTCAGACAATGTATAGAGCTTTAGAGGATTCTGGGAAATGGAATGAATTAAGCCTAGAACAGAAGACCGCATTTCTAAGGTCGAACTCTAAAGAGGCTATGGCAGAAACCATGCTAAACCTTGGTCTTTGGGATGAATATCAACCAGAGATTAAAGATTTGAAAGCAGACAACTATAACTTCTTAGAAACACTCAAAGGTTCAGAAGAAAAATTGAATCAATGGAACACAGTTCCTGCTGATGTTAAAAAGTTACTTGGAGACAACTATGATATTTTAAACAAAATCTATAGTTCCGATCAGTCATTCTCGCGTTGGAACTCGTTACCTGATTCTGAAAAGAAAATCCTAGCAAATAATACTGATTTTTTAGGAAAATTGATGACATCCGAAACAAACATGAATAGATGGAATCAGTTACCAGAGAAAGAAAAGAAAATTTTAGGTAACAATTCTGATTTGCTAACTAAAGTTTTTGGATCAGAAAAAACGTATTCTGCGTGGCAAAGTATTCCAGATAGTGTAAAAAGAATGCTTGCGGATAATGTTGATTTAAAGCAGAAGGTGAAAGATGGAACAATCAAATTAGAAGACTATAAAAAAATCGAACCACATCTTAAGGTACTAAAAGCAGATGATCAAGCTTCTAACAAGATAGGACAGGTCAGCAAAGATTTTGACGAGTTCAATAAAAAACCTTCAGTAATCACTAAGACACTTAAATTTGTAGGAGATTTCGGAAAAGGAGTCAAAGAAGCTTTAAGATTCGAAAAAGGGACTAACTACCATTTAGGCGGTCCCGCAATTGTTAATGACCAACGAGGATCGCTATATAAAGAGCTAGTTATTCCTAAAGGTGGAACACCATTTATTCCAGAAGGAAGAAATGTGTTGTTACCTGATTTAGCGAGAGGTTCTAAGGTGTTGAATGCATCAAAAACAAAACAGCTTATACCTCGTTATGCAGCAGGTATCGGCGAAGTTATTACACCCGATTCTAAGATTATTGAATTAATCCAAGCAATCAATGAGCTTATCGTAACGTTCAAAACAATGCAGCCTCAATCAGCTGAATCGGACACTGTTGGGATGATGACAGAGAAATCAGTTATTCCGAATACTCAAGGAACCGCTGGAATTGCTTCTCTTGCTCCAGAACAGTTATTGGCTCAAGGAGAACAATATACTGAGATCGGTTCAATGTGGATGACAAATCTAATGAATGGCTGGAACTCTATCGTTCCTACTTATATGAACAGTGAATTGATTTTCATTTCGGACTATTTAACGCAATTGAGTAATCAAAACAATCCGAATTATTTACAGGGTATCGCTTGGAACAGGAACGTGATGAATGGTTGGAACAGCCTAACAGGAACATTTATCAATTTAATCAAGACATTCTGTAACCAAGCAATGACAACTCTTCGTAGTTACAATGCGCTTATGTACAACAATGGACGTACGTGGCAACAGAATAATTTGAATGGTTGGAACTCGTTGTATGGATCATTTATTTCGAGAGTTAACCAGTTGGGAAATGATTCAATTAATAATCTCCGTTCAAAAAACGGCGGGTTTTACAGTGCTGGAAGTTATCTTATGCAATCGCTAATTAATGGTCTTAACTCTATGGGTGGTTCATTATCATCAACTATGAATGGCGTAGCAAATAAGATGGTTGGTGGAATTGGAAAAGGTGTTAACGGCGTTATTGGCGGCGTTAATTACGTTCTTAAAGAGGTTGAATCGGATAAAAAGCTAGGTAACTGGACGGTTCCTAAATATGCAAAAGGTACAGACGGACATCCGGGCGGTTTAGCTGTAATTAATGACCAAAAAGGACCAGTGCATGAGGAATATGTACAGATGCCTGATGGACGTGGATTTATTGCTAAAGGGAAAGATTTGTTAGTAAATCTCCCAAAAGGCGCGCAGGTATTGAATGCTTCATTAACTAAAAAAATGAAGAATAGACTCGATATTCCGCACTATGCAAATGGGACGGATGATTTTGATATATTTGATTTGATTGATGATGAAGGTGTTTTTAAGAAGTTAGTTGATAAGAGAATCGATTACAATAGTATCCTAGAACCGTGGAAGAACATGACAAAAGCTGGCGTTAAATTAATGACTAGCGCCGCTTATCCATTCGTGCAGAAACAGGTTGAGGATTCATTTGGTGGAGGAAGTTTCGACGGTGCGATGAATGCAAATAACGTCTACCAGTATCTAGTTGATATCGCGCAAAAAGTGATGTCGAAATTTGGGGGGCTAACTATCACTTCTGGATACAGACCTGGAGATCCCTATTGGCATGGTAAACATCAAGCGCTGGATATTTCAGGTTACCCTTATGGAAGTCCGAGGTACACAGAAGCTGCAAATTGGGCCTTTGAGAAATTTCCTAAACAGATTGCTTATGTAATTACGAATGGTAGAGTGCGTGATCGAGTAGGTATGTCAGGCCAAGCTGCAACAGGACAATGGGTACCGTGGCCAGACGGAGATCACTATGATCATATTCACTTAAATGGCGCGTTAGGATCGGGGGATATTTTTAAAGCTGGAACAGATGTTGCAGGAGGCCTGCCAACGCCTGGAGGTGCGTCAGTAGAGCGTTGGCGACCTTATATCAAAAAAGCCCTAAAAATGAACGGATTGCCAACTACTCAAGCATATGTTAATGCTTGGATGTCACAGATTCAAACAGAATCAGGTGGTAATCCTTCGGCGATTGGTGGAAACGATGGATTAGCTGATGGTAATGCAACAGGATTACTTCAAACTAAACCAGGGACATTTGCAGCGAATGCTTTTCCAGGGCACGGAAATATCATGAATGGATTCGATAATATGCTAGCGGCTATTCGATATGCAAAAAATCGGTATGGTGCTAATATGTTGAGCGTCATCGGTCGCGGTCATGGGTATGCTAACGGCGGTCTCATCAACAAAGATGGACTTTACAGAGCGGGTGAAGGAAACAAACCTGAAATGGTTATTCCGCTAACCCGTAAAACGCGCGCAATCGAACTGATGGGTCAAGCGCTAGCTTTCATGGCAGGGGATAACAAGCAGTCTGTCTCTCAAACTCCTTCTGCTGATAATACTGCGGAGTTAGTAACATTAATTAAACAACAACAACGGCAGCACAGTGAACTGATGCGGATATTAAAAGCTATCTTATCAAAAGATAACGGTATCACTACTGATGTGGTTGGAAAAGCTGCTAATGATTTCTTAGGCGGAGATTTGAGCAAATTAGGGTATACAACAGGAGGTGCTTTCTAATTGTTTTACAAATTGCTTTTTAACCAAAAAGGTAGATTGTTTGATCCGCAAGAAAATGGAAAGATAATCTGCAAAGAAATAAAAAGACAAGCGCCTATCTACGAAGTGAAATATGAAGATTTCGAGGGGGCGAACGGAAGTAGAGAAGTCAATGCTTCTTTTCGTCCTTTTGAATTGGTTCTTACATTCGATATTTTTTATAAAAATGAATACGATAAAGAATTAATCATCACAGAATTACATCAAATTGTTTTTCCGGGTTTTCAATTTTATGTAACACATGAATTAAGTCCAGGAAAACGGTTTAAGGTAAATCCGTCAAATTTCGAACTAGCGGAAGAAGAAAATGATTATTCAACTATCGAAGTTACTTTCGATGTCCCTTCTGGCTGTTCAGAATCACTTTCAACCACACTCTCTGAATTTTCGTTGGACGATGAGTGGCAGTTTTCACAAAATCTTGAAGCTGCGGATTATAAGTACAGTTTTGATGTAAGCCGTTTTCAAGTATTTAATGCTGGAGACTTTGCGATTGATCCTAGAGAACATGCATTGAAAATCACTCTTCAAGGTGAGTCACTGGGCAATGCTAGAATTTTCAATCGTACAACAGATGAAAGTTTTATCTACTATCCCGAATTTTCAACGTATCTAGGGCAGACAGTCACTATTGATCGTGTTTATCCTAAATCGAATGGGGTTCATTGTGGAATCAATACCAATCTTGAATTAATCACTCTAGCACCTGGCATTAATGAGATAGAAATACAAAATGTGGCAAACGTGAAATCGTCATGGGATTTCCGTTTCTTGTACAAGTAGGTGATACGGTGACAGATATCATCATTCAAAATTATGAAAAGACAAAGAAAGAAATCCTTGTTGATTATGACAAGGATTCTTTTGTTGAAAATTGGCAACAGAATGAAACTTGGGAAGTCAGTTTCAATGTTTCAAGAACTGAAATAAATGGCTATACGTTTGACTTAATTGATTATGAAAACTCAGTTATATTTAATGGTCAAGAATTCATAATTAAGTCAATGGAACTTAGTGGATTAGGATCAATGATAACTAAAAATGTTACAGCAACGCACATCTTCTATACAGTTCAAGATGGGTTTCAATACAATACGATATCAGGAACTCGAGCTATTAATGAATTACTAACACATGTCTTTAACGGTGCTACCGGGGATATGGGTTTTCAATGGGAAGTAGTAAATCCTCTAGGGAAAATCGGGAGAGTAGAACAGGAAAATTTCGGAAATGCGAATTACCTCAAACTAATTGAGGAAATAATGAGCGATTATGATGTGGTAATGGTACCCGATAATAAACGCATGACATTCTATTCTCGTTCAGATTTTGGAAACCAAATTCAAGAACAAATACGCTATAAATACAATACCGATTCCGTAAAGTTTGATATTGATACCTACTCTTTAAAAACTCAAATTAAGGGATACGGAAAGAAAAAAGAGGATGATACCTATTACTTTTCTCCAATCACTTATACGTCTCCTGAGTCTGAAAAATGGGGGATAAGGATTCAAGATCCTGTGGAAGACGAACGATATACGGTAGCAGGGAATATGACAGAGCGGTTAAAAAAGGACTTGCAAGATTATCCTTCAATAAGTGGTTCAGTTACTTTGAAATGGCGTATCACTCCTCAAAAAGGTGACCACGTACCATTTATTTATGAACCGTTGAACATTAAAACATTCATTCAGATCGTTGGAATAAAAACCTATCCTGCACTACCTAATAAACCACCAGAAATCACATTATCAAATACAAAGAAAACAATGACATCAATACTAGCAAATTTAGCTAGGAAAGGAGTGATTTAGTGGAATTACTAAAACTCATAAAAAATAGGATTTCATCAGAATGGAAAAAGACGTTCAACGATAATGTGGATATTTTGAATGGTATTACACGTGACCAAAATCAGAAAATTGACATCGTTGACAAGAGAATTGACAATTTAGTCCTGCATTCGGGCGGTGATTCGCCAAATGAGGTAGTGGACGCACGGGTAAATAACCGAGCACAACAATTCGATACACTTCAGGGAAGACTACTCGCTGGGGAGTTCACGCATGATGAAGACATGGCGGAAACACGATCAGAATTGGAAAATCAGAATGTAAGTATCTCAGAAATAAATAAAAAGCTTGATAAAATACTCGGCGAATATGGAGGTACACTTACTATCTATGTTTCAACGGAGCGAGGCAACAATAGTACAGCGGATGGGTCGCAAGCGTTACCGTTTAAGACACTCCAAGCCGCCGTGAACACGATTCCACTACTCACATCAAGTCAAGTCGTTATCCTCGTTGAAGATGGTACGTTTCTTGAAGATGTGCGTTTCCGTAATATTTATTCGGGTGGTATTTATATCAGATCGGTCCAAGATACGACGAATCTTGATCCGTCAACAACTGATTGTCCAGTTAAAGTTCGGTCAATGTCGTTTATGTATTGCACTGGGTACCTTCAATTACGAGGGATCCAATTTATAGATCAAGGAAATGCACCGTCTATAGGTAATACGAGGTATTCGCTGTATCAAGAACAAGGCGGATACATGAGTTTGGCAAAATGTAAGTTTGCAGAGAATACAAAGTCAATTGCCAATCACAAATCTATTTATGTTGGAGGAAGTTCGAAAGCCACTATTGGGTCAGATACAACTTTCATTAATCAATTGATGTGCTTGTACGCAGTAGGGATGGCTGAGGTAAATGTATCTGGTATTAAAGGGTCTTCAAATAGCGAACTGTTAGTGGTTTGGAACGGCACCGGAAGAATCCCAAGTGATTTAAATATCGCTACAACAAATACTAGAACAATTGAAAGAGGATTGATTTTAACAAAGGGGTCGGTGATCTAATTGTTCAAAACAAGTGAAGAAATAATTGTGATCCAAGCCGAGGCAACCACTGCTATACCTACTGGAGTGGTTTTTTGGTCCCATGACAAAGGGACTGCTAAAATGCTTTTTCAACTGCAAAAGGATTATGTTAATCAAACGTTGTCCGAAGGAACAATTGTTCCAATTTGCTTAGATTTTGTTGGTGGCCGCCACATTTATCATGCGATAATCGAAGATGCGATAAACGGAATTGTGTCGATTGTTTTAGAAGACAATATTTTAGGCTATGTCGGGCGTGTCACTGGTTCAATTTATATTGAATTGCCTGATTCACGCTCATTAGATACCGCTGGACGTTTTACCTTTGACATCAAGCGAAGCCCGATTGATTTGAACACGCCTGAATTAGAGGATTATTACTGGCAAGGTTTCAACGAGATTATAGATGAGTATCATCAAACGATTAATACTATTAAATCAGAAGCTAAAGCATTGATTGATAGTATAACTGCTGACGTTACGACAGCTCAAAGTAAGATCACTCAGTTAGAACAAAGTATCACGACAGCTAACACGAATTTGAATGCTCGCATCGATGAAATAAATAAGAAGATTGATGACAATGATGTATTCACGAAAGCAGAATCCTCCGCAAACGTGATCGATCAGATAATTGGGAAAGAAAAAGGCCAAATATCAATTATCACCGATTTTAAGAATAAAGTGACTAACTCCAATGTAGAAAATCCACACTGGGCTGGTGCAGCGTTCGTAGGAGACAAATTAGAGAAACCCTCTTACTTTGTGACCGAGGTGGCTCAGACACGATATAACTCATTGAGTGAAAAAGATGGGAATACTGCATTTGTAACAGCAACAGGAGCGGACCTAAGACCTTCACTTTGTCTAAAATATGACTTGCTTGAGATTGTTAAACGTCGATTGGGTGAGGATTTCTTTATTGATCGAGAAGCAACAACTACAGAACAACAACTAAGTTTGCTTGACGCTATCGTGACTAATTTTGAAGTAGGGACGTATGCGAAAGGTACAGGTGTTGAGGCAGGTAAAGCGACTAATTGGTGTGCTAGTAAATTATGGTTTGATAATTCTCGGTGGACTACAGGGACGCCACAAAATACTACAGGCGAGATTAAACGGCTAGCCTTCGCATTAGACCCTGTAAATAAGCTTTCTAGATATCTGGATGAAAAAGGCATCCTCCAAGTGATCGTTTATGGCGGGCTATCTGACGGAGTAACTAATACTAATGTGTACGTTGATTATAGTGACTTGCTAATAGATATCGAAGTCTCCTCCAACAAGCATATTAAGTCCATAGTCGCGGCCAATCACGTAGAAAACTTAGCAACTCAAGATGAGGCAGAAACAGGTGAAGACAATACTAAAACGATGACTCCGCTTCGTGTTTTTCAATCGATTGCACAGTGGACGAAAAACAGGTTCATATCTCTGACGGAGAATGAAACAGTTTTAGGAATTAAGAACTTTGCCAATGGCCTTCAAGTTGGCGGAAACAACGTTCTTACTCAAAACGGTGAAATTGTATTTGATCATACTAGCGAAACAGATTCCTCTATTCAATCTGGAATAGTTAGATTTAAACGATACGGAGATTGGGTTTTAGTCAATTTTAATTTCCAGTGTAGAAGTACAAATATTGCCTCTGGTGGGAACCTCATTGGCGTTTTAGAAGCTGATATTATCCCCTCTGGTTCAATTCAAGTAGATATTACTTATGACAAAGCATTGACTATAGATGCTTCGGGTAAAGTCACCGCACTGTGGGGACTTGATGCGAATAAGTATTACATAGGCTCCGCTATGTATTATGCAAAAAATAAATTATAGGAGGAGAAAAATGAAAACTATTTATAAGGTCTTATACCCAGTAGGTTATGAAGAACACGAGGTAGTAGATGATTTCCCAACTTCTATTCCATTTGTGGAAGTCGAACCTATTCAAAATTTAGAGAATCCGCAGTCGCAGTTTTTCAATTTTGCAAAAAATGTTTGGGAAGAAGTTGTAACCCAGAACTTTAACGAAAAGCTCGAATTAATAGAAACACTTAATCAAGCTATTCAAAAGCAGAATGAAGAGTTGAAGATTAAAGCTAAAGAACAAGAAACTCAGTTAACTGATACACAGTTGGCTTTGGCAGAAGTGTACGAAATGTTAATTCCTGCCGATGCGGCGAAGGGGGATATGTAAATGGCGAATATTTACGTGAATTTGATCCGGAAGGGATTGAAGACGATTGAAGAAGTGCCAAAAACAATTAGAAATGAAGTGCAAGCAATCCTTGATGCAGAAACTGCGGATTAGGATTGCTATTTATTTACTCAGAAGGGAGGTGGAAGAAATGGCTGTAGTGTATGCGACTTTAATTATTAAAGGTAAGAAAACGATTGAACAAGTACCAGGTCTAATTCGCGAGCAAGTGAAAGAGATTCTAGTAGATATGGATTTGCCAGAATTGGCAGAGTAACAATTTAGCCTCGTTTTTAACGGGGCTAATTATTTAGTTGGAAGGCGGGGGAGTTTTGAAAGATGATACTGCACAAGATGTTATTGAGCGCTTAGTGCGCATTGAAACAAAACTTGATAATTACGAGGCATTGAGAGAGAAGGCGGATGCTGCGAAAGATGTGGCGGATCACGCATATTCTATTGCACTCAACAATGCTGATGACATCAAAGAAATTAAAGCAAATAACAAATGGTCATGGGGGTACATGATCGGTTTAGGCATCACAATTATTGGCTATTTTTTAACGAAATTATAGGGGGGTTCGAAATGATTTTACCGGACAAGTATTACCAAATTATTAAATGGGCGGTTCTCACGGTGTTGCCAGCTGCATCTGTTTTAGTTGGCACACTTGGAAAAGGATACGGTTGGGGTGGCGCGGATATGACTGTGCTAACAATTAATGCTGTAGCTACTTTTTTAGGAGTAGTTACAGGTGTCTCAGCATACAATTCGAAAAAATAGGAGGAATGAAATGAAAAAGAATAAGTTTGTGATGAGCCTGATTGCGGCTCTTTTTTTATTGCCAATTTTCCCAGTGAATGTGGATGCGGCGAAAGGTGATCAAGGGGTTGACTGGGCAGTTTATCAAGGAGCACAAGGTAAATTTGGCTATGCTCACGATAAATTCAGTATTAGCCAGATTGGCGGATACAACGCTGGTGGACTCTACAATCAGTGGACGTATGAGAGCCAAGTGAATTCAGCTTTAGCTCAGGGAAAACGTGCACACACATACATTTGGTATGACACTTGGGGTAGTATGTCAATCGCCAAGACTACGATGGATTATTTCTTGCCAAAAGTCAAAACTCCACGTGGATCAATCGTGGCGCTAGATTTTGAGCATGGAGCAAGTTCAAATAAGCAAGCGAATACAGATACCATATTATATGGAATGAGGCGGATTCGTGATGCCGGATATACTCCGATGTATTACAGTTACAAGCCCTTCACATTAGCGAATGTCTACTATCAGCAAATCTTAGCGGAGTTTCCTGACAGCTTATGGATGGCTGCTTATCCGAATTACAACGTTACTCCAAGCCCTGTATGGTCGGTATTTCCAAGTATGGACGGCGTGGCAATCTATCAATTCACAAGTACGTATGTTGCAGGAGGATTAGACGGCAACGTTGACTTAACAGGAATCACGGACAATGGTTATACAACGTTACCTGCTCCAAATCCAAGTGAAACAACGGATATCTACCGTGCTGGACAAAACTATTCAGTCATGGAAGTCAAAAACGATAAGGGCCACGTGGATGGTTATGGTGCGATGGCAGGCAAGATTAAGGCAGAAGGATGGAGTACTCGTACTCACAAATATCAGTATGCTTTCGTCTTAGATCGCACGACAGGTAAAGAACTGAAACGTATCAAGCTGAAAGATCTACCGCGTGCAGATGCAGCTAAGGTGTATAATCGTAGTGACACTGCAGGATTCCAAATTGAATTCAATCAGAAAGATGTTGCAGGTCATTCGATCATTATTATGATCCGAAGCACCAATGACCCAAAAGGTAACACAAAAGACGGATTCAACGATCTAACTGAAACACGTTGGTATCTGGACGTATAACAAACAGCCCTCTACAGCCTTAGTTGGTTGTAGAGGGTTTATTTTTATATTTTCATCATTTCAAATTAAACTGTTTTTAAATGAAAAATAAAATATAAAAAGCCCGAAAAATCAGGCTCTCATCATTAATTTATTCTGGATAAATTATTCCATTGTCAGTTCTATATCCGCCATCAGGAGTAATCCTGTCTAATTGGCCTTGGACCCATGCATCGGGTGTTCCATCTGGATTTGACCCAGCAGCATGATTCTGTCCGGGCAAAAGTTCATTACCATTGGGGTCCACTCCGTTTTGAATATTTTCCTGTCCTTGGTGCCATTGTGCATTAGCCTCTGCTTCCATTTGAGCGCCTCTAGCTCGTTCCTCTGGAGTAGTATTGTTATACGGTGAATCATCAGGAATGCCATTGCCGTCTGCGTCATTTTGGACTTGATTTTGTTGAGCTAATTGCTGCTGAGTCTGTGCCGCTTGTTGTTTGATTGCTTCTAGATTTGCTGTAGCTTTTTCAAGCCGTTTAGCTAATTCATTATTTCCACCAGGTATAGCTTCGATTGCTGTTTTAGCAGTAGCAAGCGTCTCATCCGTTGGATTTGCTTCGGCATTTTTCATAGCTGTATCTGCTTCAAGAACTTTCTTAGAGATTTCTTCTTGTTTTTTCTTTTCGGCTTCCTCAGCTTGCTTTTTAGCTTTAGTAGCTTCTTTTTTCTTCAAGTCATCTGTCGAACTTGTTTTTGTTTCTTGTTTAGAAGTAGCATCTGTCGATTCAGCCTTCTTATCATTAGAACAAGCTGAAAACAATAGGGCGGAACATACTAACAAGACACCAACAATTTTTTTCAAATCTTCCCCTTCTTTCGTTAAAATAATTATTTCAATATTATTTTAACATTCAGAATAGAAAATTAAACTGATAATCTTTCGAATTCGATCATTATTTTTGTTTTGCCAATCACTCCGTACTTTCGAACGATAAACTGACCACGGTTATTGTATTCACCAGCTATAACAATGCGCATTCCATTTTCAACATCCGCAAGAAAACTTAATGAATGGGTAGCAATCAAACAACTGGTATCATTTAGCTTAAAATAGACCAAAGGACGTTCAGAAAACTTTAAAATCTTTACACTACTCACAATACCACTCATGCTCATCATTTAAACCACTCCCATATCTAAGAATATAAAAATCGAAATTGTGAAAGGCGTTTGCTTTCATACAGTAAAACTCAAAACATTTTTCTCCGACCTCAAAAATGCTATTTGGTCCGAAATCCCACAATAAGTCTTGTAATGTAGAAAAAGGTATATAGCCTTGTTCGTAGAGCAAAATAGGGTTCATTTCAGCTCACTCCATTTGTGCCAGTCGTACAACTCTACATGTCGTATTTCATCGTAATCTACTTTTTGAT